AATAACCGTAAACCCATGAATAGGTATTGAAAGAATATCAACTCACGATATAATTAAGTTTAAACTAATTATTTAACGATGAATAACAACTTAAACTTACAAAAGGTGACTGTGATGGATAGTAAAGCAAATACAAGAGCATTCCAAAGAGCGAAAGATTTCTTTGAAAAGGAATACAAAGATAGGGGCATGGTCAAGTGGCAGGGATTCTTCTTGTCAGATCATGTTGAAGATGTAGAAAAGTATGCAAATGAACGTGAACAGGTTGAGCAACAAGAGCAAATGCCTAGCATGACACTGGAAGAAATTTCGGAAGTGCTATTTGATGCTTATCGCAAGCTTGAAACGATTGAGTACCAACTCAAAGGTGTTGACGTACTAGGGCATTATCCACCTATCAAAAAGGGCAAGGTTAAAGGTAACGACGAGAATGTTGCCGTCATTGGTAACAAAAGAGTAGATATTAGCCAGATTAATTGGTGTCAGATAATTTAGAAGAAATAAAAATTTGAATTAAGATACGTAAGAGGTAGTTGGAGATGATCCTAATTAAACTTGAACCCGATGAGCGAAAAGAGCTTAGAAAGCGCGTTGCTTATCTTCAACGTCATGGAGACGACCATAACAGAACGTTGTCAAAAGCCATGATAGCAAGAAAGATTCACATATCAGCAACAACGCTAGCGAAGGCGCTCAAGACTAATAACGAGTTCTCGATTGATACACACGATAAGATTGTGGACTGGTTAGAAAAAGACAAATAAAAAACGCCACTGTTTCCAGTGACGCTGCATGAGGTTTATTGACAACTAAAGTTTTAAAGAAGATGAACATGAATCTCGCTAATGCTTATACCAAAGTTTTAGATATTAAGGAGAACCTCATGCAAATATATATTATATCACTAAAAAAACGCCCAACCTTAAATGGGCGCCTTTCAAATGAATTTTGGTAATTCAATTATACCATGGAGGGCTTAGGGAGTGGCATTATTACCAGAGATTGATGAAGAAAAGACGATTGCAAATGTACGGGATTTCTTTGAACATGATTTTAAACGGTTGCAGAACATGGCGCATATCTCTTATGTCAGTATTAAGTCGCCCATTATATCAGGAATGCCAACAGGAAGCTCTGTGAGCAATTCTACTGCCGACAAACTAACCAACTACTCATACGCAAGAAAAACGCTAGATGACGTTACTAGAGCTTGTGAGCATATGCCTGAAATATACAGAGCTGTGTTGGAATATCGATATTTTAAAGGCCTGAGTTGGTTGCAAGTCACAGATCGCTTAGATTACTCAACAAGACGTGGGCAACAATTGATTAATGATTCGTTATTACAGTTTGCTGAAGCATTTTCGGACGTCTATGATTATCGAGTTTTTAAATAAAAGAACCGCTATAAGTCAGCAAAAAGTTGATAAATAGCGGTTTTTTTGTTTAAAGTGTTGATCCAATGCCCGAAGGTATGGAAACCGTGACTGGCATTAAGAAAACAGACTTAAAATAATTTCGCATGTTATGCCAATTATGTGCGCACAAGGTGCATGGGGTAGGTGTTATTATGATATTGTTGAATAATTAGGCAAAGTATTATAGCAATAAGTCAATAAACAATCTTTTCTAGTTCTGCAAATCTAGACACATAGTTCGACGATTATTTGACAATATATAACATTAGAAATACAATTAGCTTGTAACATATTTCTGATTAAAAAATGGAGGATTTGCTATGACTGATTTTAAATCTCAACTAACTTTTGATGATAAGGTAATTCAAAAGATTGTTGGCGATGCTATTAAGAATGTTGAAGGCTTGTTGGACGTCAATGGCGGCTTCTTTTCAAATTTAAGTGACAAAGTCTCAAACTCTACAGATTTAACGAAGGGAATCGATACACAAATTGATGATGATCATGTTGAACTCAACATTGAAGCTATCACAGAATTTGGAAAGCCAATTCCCGAAATTTTTGAAAACATGAAGAAGAGTGTTTCAAGAGAATTAAAAAAGATGACAGGCCTTGATCTGTCTGAGTTTAATGTTAAAGCGGTAGATATTAAAACGGCGGAGCAACATGCAGATGATTCTGAAACACTTCAAGATAAGGCATCAAATGCAACTGATAGTGTTAAGAATGCAACGGTAGATGCAGCCAACAATGCTAAAGATGCGGTAAATAATAACTAAACATTAATTTTACAAGGAGAATATAATATGTCTGAAGAAACAAATAATAAGTCTGAAGAAACAAATAATAAGAATGAGACATCTCTTAGTCCTCAAAAAGAAGTTAAGGGACGTCCAGAAGCGCCAGATTACAAGAAGGCAGACTAAGTTTGCTACTCAAACTTTTTGAAGAGAAGTATATAGAACGGGCACATGGATTGTTGTGCCTGTTTTTTTGTGCAGGCATAATTCAGTATAGTTGGTACACCCGATTCTAGATGGATAAGTAATTCGTTATTGTTGCTTGAGCAGAGGACTTTTAATCCTTGGGTCGTAGGTTCGAGTCCTACTGGGAGCATTGGCAGTTGTAAAAAATGCAACAGTCGTTAAAGATGCGAATGTGAAATAGATACGCAAGTTGGACCATATTAATTCTGTCAGAGATGGTGGGCTTTTTATTTTGGAATAGAAGCGAAAAGGAAAGCAGGCTCATTGCTAATGAGTTGGTGGCTAAACACTTGCAGGTTCAAGTCCTGTCTATTCCGTCATGAGTAATCATTAAGTTGGTTGCTCTTTTTTGTTGAACATAAAGATGAATTTGTATAATAATTTAAGCTTTGCTAAAGGTCACGAAGAGTATAGTTACACTGTTGCAATTCTTATCCACTACTGAAAAGGAGTATTGTTATGTTGAAGAAACAAGTAATTACTTTAGGGGCAATAGTAACTGCCTTAGGATTCGGAGCGGTTGCTCCAGCAATTCATGCCGATGGTGTGACACCACAAGCTGTGACGGAGGCTCGTTATACGGATGGTAAATATCAAGTCAACACAGCATATTTGAAGCAAGGTACGACAACTACATCGACGATGGCTAATTATATGAATGCCGTTAGTGATGTTACTATTCAAGGTAGTACTGCTAGATTAACAATTTCTGCCAAGAGCTCATTATATGCGCACATGATTACAGGGTTCTCAATTAACGGGGTGGCCGGTGTTAAGAGTGGAGATGCTTGGACATTTACATTGCCAACAAGTGTACTTGAAGATACTCTTAATGGTCATGTTGATATTAATGCTATTATTATTACAGAGAGTCAACCAGTCGATATCAAGTTAGATATGACGAATTTAAAATAGAATTACGGAAGAAGAGACAGCCATCCACGCTGTCTTTTTTTGTGCACAAAATTAGAGGGGGATTGAATGTGACAATGAAGCGCATACTAGAAGATCAGATTATTGGCAAGATTGATAATCAACATAAGAAGCAGACAAAGGAAGTACATAAGAGTAAACCAAAGCCGTGTAAGCCTAAAGCAAAGCCGTGTAAGCCTAAAGCAAAGCCACAAGTGGTTAGATACTAAAGGAGGATGATAATAATGATTAATGTAGTAGAAGCTCGCACAAAGTCTAACGAAGCAATTGCTAATATTAAAGAGCAGGCAGTTAAGGACTTGATGCCAAAGATTAATGATGTGATTGAATCAGCAATCAAATGTGGAAAGAAAAAGGCTCGAGTTGTTATTAACAATGAAATGAATGAGGAACAGAAGCAAAGAGAAGAGCAATCACTAATCTCATTCATCAAATATAACAGTAATGAATATGTCATCAGTGCCATTGTTGAAGAGCTAAAACAATATGGTTATGCAGCATCAACATGTACAGAACTTAGAATGTTTGGTCGTCAAGATGTTAATCATATGGCAGTAGATATCTCATGGGCAGAAGACAATGCCAAGAGTTAAGCAGTGTCGTAAGGTTGGGTGTCATCAATTAGCAACAAACGGAAGAGCATACTGTGATGACCATCGAGACTTGGAAGAAGCAGACAAGAATAGACATGATAAGTATATGGCACAACGATACAATAAGCAGACACGTAATAGGAATGAGACCAAGCAAGAACAGACATCATTCTATCGAACTAAGCAATGGGTTGAGTTGCGTAAGGTTGTGTTGAATCGTGATAGTTATTTGTGTCAGTACTGTGCAGCACAAGGACGAGTGACACCAGCTAAGGTAGGCGATCATATTGTGCCAATAGAATATGACGTAGATAGAAAGGCAGATGTGGAGAACCTAGCAATCATTTGTGGACGTTGTCATTCTAAAAAGACGACATGGGAACAAAGCTATTACGGAACGGGGACGCAACAAACAAAACATAGTGTCCCCAAAATAAAATCAGTGGCGGCGATTGCTAAACTTATCGAGAAATAAATTAGGCCCCCTATGGTTGCAGGGGCAAAGGAGCGCACACAGTTCGTGTTCTTGTAAAAATTCCCGATTTTGAAAACTTTTTTTCAAGCAAAAAAAGCCCAACGCGGGCGTTTGTAGTAGAAATATGAGAGAAAAGTGCACTAGAGTAATTTAGAAAGGAGTTGATTTATGACTAAGGGAATTTCAAATATGCCACCGCGTTATTTAAAAAGCGAAGCTCGTAATTTATGGCAACGGTTGGTACCAGTATTGAAAGAGAATTTCGATATTCAGCTTCTGGATAAGACGCTTATTGAGAGTATCTGTATTAATTACGATATTCTACGACGAAGTTATGCGGAAATCAATGACGAAGATGGCGTTGGTATTCATTATTGGTCAGAAAGTGGCATGTTGAAGTCAAATCCAGCCATTGCCGATATTGATCGCGCCAGCAAAAATATTAAAGCTGGTTGTGAGGCGTTGGGGATGACACCTAAAACACGTTCGGAAATTATGGCGCTAATGGATGATACGTCAGATGATGATACAGACTTTATGGAAGAATTGAGAAAAATGGCGGGAGGATAACTTTTGAAAAAAATAGATTTAACGAAGTCGAAAGATGTCTCAGGGTCATTTTTTACTTTTGATTCATCAGCCATTAAACAAAAATATACTGACGAAGCAACGCAATACGCTTTTCGGGTCTTAGAAGGTAAACAAACTGCCGGGTATCAGCTACAACTAGCTTGTTTACGCCACGTTCGGGATTTGATGCGCGTTGAAGAATGCGATCCAGAATTTTCATACGTTTATAGTAGTGAGAAAGTAACGAGTATTTTAACCTTTGCAGCTTTGTGTCCTGATCCAGATGCAGGTAAACCATTACCATTGATGCCATGGCAAAAATTTATTTTATGCCAATTGATTGGTTGGCGGACGTCAGGACGCGACGATAAACGTTTTACATTAGCCAGTGTCAGTGTGGCACGTAAACAAGGTAAAACATATTTTGCGGCTATAATTTTAGCTTATTCATTCTTATTAGAGAGTATTGGTATGCATAACCAAGATTTTCTAGCCGCTGCTAACACGTCTGATCAAACAGCTAAATTATATGGTTATGTGAGTGACATGATTGGTCTACTGATTGAAAAGCAACCACTATATCGTGAATATGCAAAGCGAACGGGGGTTATTGTTCAAGAAAAGCAAATCATCGCCAAAAAGGTACGTAACAGACTTGTTAAGGTTTCCAATGAATCTGGTAAATACGATGGGTATCACTTTACGACGGCTGTCTATGATGAAGCAGGAGACGAAAAAGCCGGTAAGTATACGTCGCGTATCACAACGGGACAACAAGATGTCCGGTATCATCAATTTATTAAGATATCAACTGCATATGAGTTTTTAGGAACGGAATTTCACAATGGTTTGAAGCGTGGCCAAGAAGTTATGGAACAAGATTGGAACCGTGAATATGACTATGAATTGTGGTTAGTCTGGGCTCAAGACGATGAAAATGAAGTTTATCAACCCGAAACTTGGGAAAAGTCTACACCGCTAATTGGGATGCCCAGTCGACACGATTCAACTATCGATTCATTGATGAAGTTGCGCGAGAATATGATTACGCAAGGTAAACTGGCAGAGTTTCAAAATAAATCGATGAACATCTATCTTCAAGATTCAAACAGAGCCTACCTGCGTCTATCAGACGTTGACCGCGCTATTGTCCCTGAGTTTGAGATTGACCGCCGTAAAGTCTACATTGGCTTTGACTATTCCATGATGAGTGATAATACGGCGATTGCGTTTGTTTACCCCTATATGGAAGAGGGGCAGCCGAAATGGCATATTGAGCAACATTCCTTTATTCCTTGGGAAAAAGCGGGGTCAATTGAAGCTAAGGAAAAGCAAGATGGTATTATGTATCGTCAATTAGCAGATAAGGGATTTTGTACAATTACATCACATCCACAAGGCTTGGTGAATGACGATCAAATTTATCGGTGGTTGATGAACTATGTCGATGAACATATGTTAGACGTACAACTGTTCGAATATGACCCATTTGGATTGACCAAGTGGGCCAAACAACTAGAAATCAATGTCGATTGGCAATTCATGCCTGTAAAACAAACAACACCTTATCTTATGCATCCAACTAAGTTTCTACAAACGGCTTTTGTTGAAAATTCAATTACACGATTAGATGATCAAGTCATGGAAAAGGCGCTGTTAAATGCTGTTATTAAAGAAGATAAGATTGGTATTCAGGTTGATAAAGATAAGGCAACATTAAAAATTGACGTAGTCGATGCCATTATAGATGCCTTGTATCAAGGTATGTACCATTTCGAAGATTACGCTGATATTAATGATCCTAAGAAACGCGTTGAGAATATGTCTAATGATGCCAAAGCGGACTGGATTTTTTCAGCGGATGGCGGCATTATGACTGAGGAAGAGTTGGCTAGGTTACAAAAAGAACTAGAAGAATTGGAGAATGGTAATGCTTTTTAAAAAATTATTTGCGAATATTTGGGCACTCTTAGATGTGTTCTTGTTCTTAGCTGCTGCAATTACGTTTAATTGTGGTGGCTTTTATTTAGGTCAAATTTGGGGTTATGGGACGCTAACCATTACTTTTATCATTGCTGGCCTATTAGTCGAACAGATTTCAATGAATAAAGGAGGTGATGCCTAATGCCCATCTTTGGACCACCGAAGTTCTTTAACAATGGTGGTGAAAAGCAAGTGTTGAATGTTTCAACCGGTGGGCTGTCAATTGATAACGGAGATATTTTAAATCAACTGGGTTTGAATGGTGATTATGTTAGTGCAGATGATGCCCTACATGATTCGGATGTGTATGCTATTATTTCAAGATTGAGTTTTGATTTAGTTTCTGCTGATATGACTTCAACAAGTCAGAAAGCAGATGCGATTTTGAAGAATCCGACACCTATGACTAATCAGTTGGCTTTTTGGCAGTCAATCTTTGCACAACTATTGTTAGGAGGTGAGGCTTTCGCCTACATTTGGCGAAATAAGAACGCACAAGTAAGATCACTGGAATATTTACGACCAAGCCAAGTACAAACAATGCGCTTAGCAGACGGCTCTGGGCTCATCTATAATGCAACATTTGATGAACCAAGTACTGGTTTCGTGCAAGCCATTCCGAGTGCAGATATGTTGCATTTCCGTTTGATGAGTTCAAATGGCGGTAAAACGGGGATTAGTCCGCTTTCTTCCTTAGGCGATGAGTTTAAAATTAAACGTGAGGCTAATCGTTTGTCGTTGGCATCACTTGCAAAATCTGTTTTTACACCCGGGGTGCTTAAAGTTGGCGTTGAGAAGGGGGGCTTACAAGGTGCAGTTGAGAAGACGGCTTTATCCCGTTCCTTTATGACACGTTTGAATGCGTCAAATGGTGGACCAATTGTGTTAGATGAACTGGAGGAGTTCACACCATTTGAAGTGAAGAACGACATTTCTAAGTTATTAGCCTCAACTGACTGGGCCCGTAATAATATTGCGAAAGTCTATGGAGTTGATGATAGCCAACTGAATGGTAAGGGGGATCAACAATCTTCCATTCAAATGCAAATGGAACAGTACATCAAAAGTCTACGTCGGTTCGCAGTGACGATTGAAGCTGAATTAAGCAATAAGTTACACGGCACTGTGAAACTAGATTTACGACCAGTTTATGATATTTTAGGTTCAAATACGGCACGTGAAGTAGCGGCGCTGATGAAGGAAGGCGCTTTGACATCTGGAGAAGCCAAATACCTCTTAAAAGAACGTGGCTATTTAAGTCAGGATTTCCCTAATATTCCAGAAACAAACCCACGATTTATTAAGGAAGGAGGAACTAATATTGACAACGACACTTAATTTAACCGGACCAATTGTCGGGAATGACTCAAGTTGGATTTATGACTATTTAGGAATAGATTGTATTAGCCCTAAAAATGTGATGGAGTCCATCGGTGATGCATCAGAACAACTTGTAATCAACCTGTCTTCTGGTGGTGGTGAAGTAACTGCAGCTAGTGAAATTTATACTGCTTTACGTCAAATGAATACAACTGTGTCTATTAATATTACGGGTATGGCGGCAAGTGCAGCATCGATTATTGCCATGGCCGGAGATACGGTCAATATTTCACCGACAGCACAAATGATGATTCACCAAGCCAGTTTACGCGATGTGAGTGGAAATAAAGATGATTTAACGCATTTATCAAATATTTTGGATAAAACAGACCAATCAATAGTGCAAGCATATGTTGATAGAACTGGGTTACCTGTCGACAAGATTGTTAAAATGATGGCGGATGAAACCTTTTTAACGGCCCAAGAAGCTGTTGAGTATGGGTTTGCGGATCAGATTATGTTTACTGGTACGGGTACGCAGAATAAAGTGACGAATAGTCTTGAAACAGGAATGTTTCCGGATGACGTCATTAACAAGATTGGAACATTAATTTCAGTCAAAGAGCAGGTCAAAAACGAAAAGGCACAGGAAGTGCCCGATACAAATACTACAGAAAGTCGCCAAGCACAACGTAGTGCTAAGGCGGCTATTTTATTGGAGGAATTGAATTAATGACACAAACACTAAACGAATTAAACGATGCGTGGGTTCAAGCTGGTCAAAAGGTAGCTGACTTACAAGCAAAGTCAATTGCGATGATTGACCAAGATGATGTGACGACAGAAGACATTACTAAGGTAAAGAATGAACTTGCGGTGGCAAAAGAAAAACGTAATTTAGCTCATGATAACTTGGTTGATGCGCGTGCTAACGAAGTTAACCAACTTACAAGTGAAGATATTGATCCGTTGAACGCGGATGAAAAGAAGATTGAAGATAAGTTTATTAGCGATTTTACAGGAATGATGCAAAACAACCCGACAATTGTTAATGAACTTAATTCAAAAACTGACGCAGATGGGAATGCGGCTGGGTTGACTATTCCAACTGACGTTAAGACGGCAATTCGTCAACTAGTCCGCCAATATGATTCTTTGGAACAATATGTTACTCACGAATCGGTGGCTACAACATCAGGAAGCCGTGTGTATGAAAAGTTTTCCGATATTACACCATTGGCTAACTTGGATGATGAAAGTGCGCAAATTGGTGATAATGATGATCCAAAGCTTACGATTATCAAGTATACGATTAAGCGTTACGCCGGTATTAACACAGTGACAAACTCATTGTTAAAAGACACCGCCGAAAATATTTTGGCGTGGTTGAATACTTGGATTGCACGCAAAGTTGTTGTTACACGTAATCAAGCGATTATTGAGAAATTTAATGCAGTACCAACTAAACCAACGTTGACTAAGTTTGATGACATTAAAGATTTACAAAATAAGTCATTGGATCCAGCCCTACTTTCAACGTCAATGTTCATTACTAACCAATCTGGTTTTGCAGCGTTGGCAAAGGTTAAGGATGCTCGAGGTGACTATCTCATTCAACCAGTTGTGTCTAATCCTGAAATTAAGCAAATTGGTGGGAAGCAAGTTGTTGTCGTGGCAGACCGATGGTTACCAAATCCAGCTAAGGACACCATGCCTTTGTACTTTGGTGATCCAAAGCAAGCGATTACGTTATTTGACCGTGAGCACATGTCACCGCTTTCAACCAACATTGGTGGTGGGGCATTTGAACGTGATTTAACTAAGGTTCGTGTGATTGACCGCTTCGACGTTGAAGCAACCGATTCAGAAGCCTTGGTTGCAGCATCGTTCAAGACTATCGCGGACCAGACACCGACTGGAACCGCTACGGAACCGACGGCTTAACGTAACAGAATTTGTCGCCAATAAATAAACAGTTCGTAAGGGCGGCGGTTAGGAGAATGCATGACTGAAGAGAGTTCAAAAGATGGTCAAAAGGAGCTTTTGAAGAAACTGAAACTATCCTTACGTCTGGATATGGATGAAGATGATGACTTGTTGCAGTTGTATCTCGATACGGCTACTGCATATATTCAAGGCGCTGTCGGCGACGAAACATCTAAGTTTTGGCAATTAGAATCGGTTAAGGCGTTATTTAGAACCGCGCTCATTGCTCAGGCAACAGGATACTATACAGCTCGAACATCCTTGTCTAATATTCCAACGTCCCCCGTGAACATGTCGGTAAATTCAATCGTTGGTCAATTAAGAGGACGATATGCGACGTACTTAGAACGGATGGAGAGTTGAGATGAAAATTAATCCTTATCAATTTACAGAGCGTATTAGTTTTGGTTATCTAGATCAGGGTGATGAAGATGAGAATGGCCAGGCGACAAATGAATTTAAACCAGATTTCAAAGTTTGGTTTGGCTATCGTCAGCAAACCTTGAATCAACAATATACATTAGAGGGTCTGAATGTTAGGCATACGAAACTCATTGCTATTCGTCATAATTCTAAGGTAGTAGAGGGGATGTATGGACAAATTAAAGAGAATTTATTTCAGGTTCTAAAAATTAGTTCAGATGAACGAAATGGGAATGGATTAAACACCTATGATATTTTGACGCTGCAAGATGTTGCGAAAAGAGGTGCCAAGATTGGGGAATGATGATTTAGAACGCCAACTGGAACAATGGGAACAGCAAATTGCACGGAGCGTTAACCTGACAGTTGAAGACCAACGTAAAGTTACACGAGCTGGCGCAGAAGCTGCGAAAGTGGTTATTGCTGAAGAAACGCGCAAAAATCACTTTGAGTCTGGACGCGATACATCAAAGATGGCGCACTTGGCTGATTCGGTGGTTGTAGGGCGTGAAGAAAAGACACGTTCAGATGGTTCAACGAGTTATGGATTTGACCATGATGACGTCAATCATGCGCGTATCGCACGCTTTTTAAACGACGGAACGATTAAACGCCCGGGGGATTCATTTTATGATCATGCACGCGAGATAGCAGTTGGGCCCGCGCAAGCGGCAATGGCAGAAAAACTGGCGAAAATTCAGGAGCGTAAAGCACGATGAGTTTATTGAAAGAAGCTAAAAACTTAGTTCGAGCCAATGCAAATTGGGCAAAAACGGTTTATTTGAATGTGGTTGATGTCAAGCAGCTTGATTCAAATGAAACTTCGATTTTAATACGAAATAGCACGAGTAGTCCGACGGATTACGGTAGTAATCAATTTCATACTTATCAGGGGAGCATCCAAGTCCAAATTTTTTTGGGATTGCATGCTTCTTTGGATTTAGAAGAAAAGTTGATTGAATTATTGAAAGTGTTTAATCAGGAGGGGTGGCGCATTCTTGATACAAAG